GTCTTCTTCAATTAGTTGCCTATGGTGCTCAAGATGTTTATTTAACAGGTAATCCCCAAATTACCTTTTTTAAAGTAGTATATCGCAGACATACTAACTTTGCATTAGAATCTATACAACAAACTTTTAATGGAACTGCCGGTTTTAATAATACTATTACTTGCACTGTATCAAGAAACGGTGATTTAATTAATCGTGTATATGTTGAAATGGATTTACCTCAAATTGTTCATAATGATAAACAAAGTGATACTACCGATTCTGGTTTTAATCCTGATAAAGATATTGTTTTATATAAAAATTATGTAGGTTTACAATTACTTAAAAATGTTGTTGTTGAAATTGGAGGACAACAAATTGATAAACAGTATTCTGATTGGATGTATATATGGAATGAGTTATCTTTACCTGAAGGCAAAAAAGATGGTTATAATAAAATGGTTGGCGAAAATGGTTTAGATTTATCAATAACAGATAATAATAAATTATTCGTACCATTAGAATTTTGGTTTTGCCGCAATGTAGGTTTAGCATTACCATTAATAGCACTTCAATATCACGAAGTAAAATTTAAAATTGAATTTGCTAGTTTGAGTGATGTTACCGTTGAATTTACTACAGATAATGCTGATGGTTCGATACCTGCAACATTAAGTGAAGGTTCAACTTCTATTCAATTCCCAAATGTTAATATTTGGGTTGATTATATCTATTTAGATACTGATGAAAGAAGAAAATTCGCTCAATTATCACACGAATATTTAATTGAACAATTACAATTTACCGGCGAAGAAAGCATTTCAGCATCTACACAAACCAGATTAAATTTCAATCACCCTGTTAAAGAACTTGTTTGGGTTGAAAAATCTACTGCTGTTTCTCGAGATATTTCATATGGTGGTAAATTAGAATCTGCTTTGTTAAAATTAAATGGCAATGATAGATTTGCTAGAAGAGATAGAAAATATTTCTCTCTTGTTCAACCATATCAACATCATACTAATATTCCTGATAATAACATAAATGTATATTCATTCGCTATAAAACCTGAAGAACATCAACCTTCTGGTACTCTTAATATGTCTCGCATAGATAGTGCTATATTAGCACAAAAATATGATTCACCTGTTGCAGGTGATACTGTATCTATTTTTGCAGTAAATTACAATGTATTAAGAATATTATCAGGTATGGGTGGTTTAGCTTATTCCAATTAAATTTTTTTTATTTTACTTATATAATAATAGGAAAGAATAATGGGTGGGGGATTATTGCAATTAGTAGCATATGGTGCTCAAGATGTTTATTTAACAGGTAATCCTCAAATTACCTTTTTTAAAGTAGTTTATCGTAGACACACAAATTTTGCATTAGAATCTATACAACAAACTTTTAATGGCACACCAGGATTTAATAATAAAATTGTATGTACTGTATCAAGAAACGGTGATTTAATTAATCGTGCATATATTGAAATTGAACTAAAAACATTAACTGATAAAATAAAAGAGAATGGTGAAATAATTAGCGGAAACGCTGAATTACTGGACACTTATCAAAATTATAAAAATTATGTTGGTTTAATTTTACTTAAAAATGTTTCTATTGAAATTGGCGGGCAACAAATAGATAAACATTATAGTGAATGGATGTATATATGGAATGAATTATCATTACCAGTTGGAAAAAAAGAAGGTTATAAAAAAATGGTAGGTTCGGATGGCCTTTTATTATCATCAAAAGAAAACAAGGAAAGTAATAAATTAATTATTCCATTAGAATTTTGGTTTTGTCGCAATGTTGGTTTAGCATTACCATTAATTGCATTACAATATCATGAAGTAAAATTAAATATAACATTTTGTTCATTAGAAGAAATTATATTAAAAGCTAGAATACATCAAATTAAAGGTAAAGTTATTCCGGGAAGTGATCCTGAAGAAACATTTGACGAAGATAATATTGTATATGAAACAGATATAACTAATATATCTTTTCCAAAAATAAATATATGGTTAGATTATATATATTTAGATACTGATGAACGTAGAAAATTTGCTCAATCATCGCACGAATATTTAATAGAACAATTACAATTTACGGGTGAAGAAATAATTAGTTCAAAATCAATGCAAACACAATTAAATTTTAATCATCCAGTTAAAGAAATATTATGGGTTAATAAAAAAATTAATGATATAACTACTATTGAATGGCCTAATTATCAAAATAATTTAAATATTGCAAATTTAAAATTAAACGGTAATGATAGATTTACGCCAAGAGATGGAAAATATTTTTCTCACGTTCAACCATATCAACATCATACTAATATTCCTGAAAAAAATAATATATTTGTTTATTCATTCGCATTAAAACCTGAAGAACATCAACCTTCCGGAACACTTAATATGTCACGTATCGACAGTGCTATATTAACACATAAATATAACATTATTCAGAATAATAATACTATTTCAGTTTTTGCAGTTAATTATAATGTTTTAAGAATATTATCCGGAATGGGGGGTTTAGCTTATTCTAATTAAATTTTTTTTCTAATGTTATTAATATAAAGAAAGTAATAATAATGGGTGGCGGTCTTCTTCAATTAGTTGCCTATGGTGCTCAAGATGT